TTAGTTGGTGAATCAAATGGTGACGGCAACAAGATTAAAGGTAAATCGTTTGTTAAACGAGAACCAGTCACAGATGATTTGTGGCAAAAGCATTTAGATGGTGCTGACAGTTTAGGTATCATACCAATCAACGATGACAACAAATGTAAATGGGGATGTATAGACATTGACTCATACGCAGAATTTGATCACAAACAATTAATAAATAAGATAAAACAATTTCAATTACCATTGGTCGTATGTAGATCAAAGTCTGGTGGTGCTCATGTGTTTTTATTCACAGAAGATTATGTATCAGCAGGTTTGATGCAAGATAAATTAAATGAGATTAGATCTGTATTGGGTTATGGTGGATCAGAAGTATTTCCAAAACAAAGAGAATTAAAATCAAAAGATGATACAGGAAACTTTTTAAATTTACCATACTTTAATTGTGGTCAGACAACAAGATACGCCTTTATGGAAGATGGCGAAGCTGCTAGTATAGATGCTTTTTTTGAACTCTACGAAAGAAATAAACAACAAGACATCAGCACAATAAAAATTAAAAGACCAGAAACACCATACTCTGATGGACCACCTTGTATAGAGTTGATGGCACAAAATAAAATTGGTGAAGGTGGTAGAAACAATGCACTATTTCATTATGGTGTGTATGCAAAATCTAAATGGCCAGACAATTGGAAAACAAAAGTAATGATCTTTAATGAGACTGCAATGCAACAACCATTGTCAGATACAGAAGTACAAATAATTATAAAACAACACGATAAAAAAGAGTGGGGTTATAAATGCAATGATCAACCTATGTGTAGTTTGTGTGATAAAAAATTATGTAGATCTAGAAAGTTTGGTATAGGTCAAGAAATAATATTTCCAAGTCTAACAGATTTACAAGTGGTTAACTTAGAAGAACCTTACTATTACATGAATGTAGATGGAGATAGATTATATTTAGACTCAGCAAAACATTTAGCTAACCAAACTTTGTTTCAAGAAGAATGTATAAAACAATTAAGAATAAATCCACCAACATTAAAAACAGGTGATTGGAAAAAAATAACTACTGTATTATTAAGTGGTGCAGAGATTACAGAACCTGCAGAAGGTACAAGCACAAAAGATATATTAAATAATTACTTAGAAGATTATTGTGTAAACAGAATACAAAAAGACGATTACGAAGATTTACGTAATGGTGGTACTTATACTAAGGATGGATTTCATCACTTTGTATTTGATAATTTCTTTAACAACTATCTATCAAGAAAACATTGGAGAGTTCCATATCAAAGAACATCACAGATGTTAAAAGATGATTTAAATTGTACAACTAAACGTGTAGGTAAAAGTAAAATATCTGTGTTTGTTGTAGCTAGGTTTGATAAAAAAACAGAAACATACAAACCAAAAACATTTAAGAAAGAAAATTATTAATGAAATATTTTATAAGAGTATACAAGGGTATAGAACATAAAGTTTTAGGGTCCGAAGATGATACAAAAGTTTGTGATGGATGTAATTTAGAATTTAATCAAAAAAATTTTCATATAGCTAGTCCTAAAGTAAATTCTGAAACTCAGGAGATGTATAAAAGATTAAAAAATAAATGTAAAAATTGTGAAAATAAATTACGTGGTATAAGACATGCTTTAGAAAAAGACCCTTCTACACCACCAAAACCAGAAAATTGTGAGCATTGTGGTAAAGGTAATACTAAAATTGTATTACATCACAATCACAAAACAGGTAAGTTTGTAAGATGGGCCTGTGTAAATTGTAATGCTAGATATCCATTTGATACATTAGAAGAACATATAGAAGATGCAGAAAGGTGGTATGAAGAATGAGACATATAATTTATGGACCACCAGGTACAGGTAAAACACATACATTACTAGGACACATAGAAAAATTTTTAGCTAATACACCACCTGACAAGATTGGTTATTTTACATTTAGTAAGAATGCTGCACAAGAAGGTAAACAAAGGGCAGTAGATAAATTTAAATTATCTTACAACGATGTACCCTATTTTCAAACGCTACATTCATTTTGTTTTAATCAATTAGGTATAAACAAAAACCAAGTGATGCAACCAAAGCACTATAAAGAATTATCAGAGAAGATGCAGATAGAATTAGAAGGTGCTAGACAAGATGAAGACTATGAGGGTATATTTTATTCTCCAGATCCATACATACAGCTAATAAACTTAGCACGATCAAAAGAAATGGATCCAATAAAATTTTATAACTTAAATAACAATTCAAAAATACAATTAAACAAACTAGAAATTATAATAGAAGAATTAGAAAACTATAAACAACAAAATGGTTTAATTGATTTTCCAGACATGTTGGACAAATTTATAGAAAGTGGTGAGGCACCAAGACTACGAGTTATGTTTGTAGATGAAGCACAAGATTTGAGTTTAGTACAATGGAAATTAGTTAAGAAGATAGAAGAGAAGGCTCAAGACTCATACATATCAGGTGATGATGACCAGGCTATTTACAGATGGAATGGTGCACATGTAAGTACATTTATAAATTTAGAGGGTAAAAGAACTGTATTAGATCAATCACAAAGGGTACCACAAGCACCTTTTGCATTAGCAAATAAAATAATAAAAAAAGTACATAACAGGGTAGAAAAAGAATGGCTACCAAAACAACAGGAGGGATCTGTTCAATATTGTAGTGATCTACATGAAGTAGATTTCTCAAGTGGTAGATGGTTGGTATTAGCACAAGCTAACTATATGTTAGCAGGTATTGGAAACATATTAGATGAAAAAGAATTATATTGGCAAAGAAGAAACGCTGTACCAAGGGTAAAAAATATATACGAGATTATATTAAAATGGAATGATTTACGAAAGGGTATACCTCTTCATTACAATGATTTAAAAAAGATTGTTGCAAAGATGACGAAAGATAACTGGAATTCAAAATTATTTAAAACAATAATTAAAGACGGATTTTACGATATAGATACATTAAAAGATAAGTATGGTCTTAAAACAGAATCTGAATGGGACGAAGCATTAGATGAAGTAGGTGATGAAGATATAAAAAAAATAAAAAAATTAATTAAGTCCGGAGAAAATTTAGATAGAAATCCTAGAATTAGTATATCAACAATACATGGCGTTAAGGGAAATGAACGAGAAAATGTAGTTGTAATAACAGACTTGGCTGGTGCAGCATTTATTGATTATGAAAAAGATCCAGATGATACACACAGATTATTTTATGTTGCCTGCACAAGAACAGAAAAAAACTTATATATAATAGAACCACAAACTAAAAAGGCATACAATCTATGACGAACAAAGATATATTTGAGGATGCATTTCCTCAAGACAAACAGATAGGCGGAAGTCACTACAAGGACTTTCACA